TTTCATTTTCCGAAAGGAACTAAAGAATCTTTTAAAGATATATTTCCATCACCAACGACAACTAATATTCCTGATTGGTTTAAAAAATTAGAACATAAAATAGGTAAGTTAACAATTAAAGGGTGTATGCCTTTTTTAGATTCTTTAACAGCAGGCTATATACTTAAATTTCCACAGGATTTTGAAGTTGCGCATAATGTAAAAAAAACTGAAGATGGTCAACTAGATAGTTTTTTTAACACGTCTCTAAAAAGTTCAACAACAAAAGGATTAGGTTTAAATATAAATACTGAAATACCTGATGTTCATGCAATACAACAACTTGGCGAATGTCCTTTTGTAAAAACAAATAAAAATTTGCCATTTTATAAAATTTTACTGCCTTTCACTATTCAAACACCACCAGGATATTCAACTTTGTTTACACCTATTCTTAATAATCAAGATGATAGATTTTTTCCAATAGCTGCTATAGTAGATACAGATAAATATAAATCTTATATAAATATTCCTATAGTTATTAATGGAGACAAATATAAAACCTTAAATACTTTATTTGAAAAGGGTACTCCCTTATGTCAAATTATTCCCTTCAAAAGAGATAATTGGCAAAGTGAAATACTTGAAAATAAAGAAGATGGTTGGTATAAGCTTATGTTGGCAAAATTAAAAGTCCATACAAAAATGATTAACAATTATAAAAAATATATTTGGGTAAAGAAAAGATGGAAATAAAAGATTTTATAAAGATAGAAGACAAAACTTTACCTCCTGAAGTTTTAGCAAGTTGTATAAAGTATTTAAATAAAGTCCAGTTTCATGCAGCAGGTGTTGTTGGTACTTTTGAAAACCCTAGTGTTGTAGATAAAAAAACAAGAGATGTTGATACATGGTGTTTTGGTAATGTTAAAACAATGTCTGATATTCATTGGACATCTTTGTTTATAGCCATGATTAAAAAAATCGCTTTGAAATATGACAAAGATTTAAATTTAAGAAATGGTGCATGTGTTCAAAAAATATTAAATGTTGATGCTCTAAGATATAAAGTTGGAGGACACTATATTCCTCATGTAGATCATGGAGCACTCACTCCTAGGACATTAAGTGTAATTTATTTTTTAAACAATGATTATGAAGGTGGTAAATTAAATTTTGTTGATCCTCAAGATCACAAAAAAATAGTTCATACAGTTGATCCTGAACCAGGAAGATTAATTATGTGGCCATCAAATTTTATTTACCCTCACGGTGTAACACCAGTAACAAAAGGAGAAAGGTTTGTAATTGTATCATGGTTGCTTTAACTAAATTAACTTATAAGAGAATAAATAATTTACTTACTAAAGAAGAAATAGCTTTATTAAGTGACTATTGTAAATCAAAACATATGGATAATAATTCGAGTTTTGATTTTCAACAAAATAATAATGGTGATACTTTTTTCTACAAAGATTTTGTTATGCAAGCTTTATTGAAAAGTAAAAGAGAAATATTTGAAAAGGCTACAGATTTAAAACTTTTAGAGGCATATACTTTTTGGAGATGTTATACTTATAATGCTATTTTAAAAAGACACAGAGATAGACCTTCTTGTGAAATAAGCGCAACGATATGTATTGATTCAGACGGAACAAAATGGCCAATATATATGGGTGGGACACCAATGGAATTAAATCCTGGTGATGCTGTAATTTATAATGGTTGTCATATTGAACACTGGAGAGAAGCTTTTACGGGTGATTATCAAATGCAAGTTTTTTTACACTACGTTGATGCTAACGGACCATATAAAGAATTTGCTAACGATAATGAAGAAGCAAGAAAGAAATACGGTATATAATGCACATAAAACAATATGATGATGGTACAGGTGAAATTTGTTTTTCTTGGAAAGAAATTTGGACATTAATTAAAAAGAAAAAACTTGTCTTTGATGCTGAGCACATGAAATCTCTTGCTACTATGTTTGTTCACATTGGTATAACAATGTCTGAAAAATTACCTGAAGAAAAGCAAGATATTAGAGATAAAATAGAAGCTTAATACCTACATTTAAAGATATTATTTGTTGTGTTATAATTCAGCATGCCATTAGCAAAGATAAATATAGCACCAGGATTTGATAAGCAATCTACTCCAGCAGACGCTGAAGGACGTTGGGTAGATGGTGATAATGTAAGATTTAGATATGGAGAACCTGAAAAAATTGGTGGATGGTCAGCTTTAGTTAATAAACAAATAGTTGGAGCTGCGAGAGCTCAACATGTTTGGGCTAATACCGATGGTAAAAAATATGCTGCTATTGGCACAGACAAAGTTTTAGTTATTTATTTTGATGGTGCCTTTTACGATATAACACCTTTAGATACAGACAATTATTCAACAGGCGCAGACATAACAACAACCAACGGATCAACTACAGTAACAATTACTACTACTGGAGTACACAATCTTGCTGTAGGAGATATTATAACCTTTGCAAACGCTGGATCTTTTGGTGGTGATACTAATTACACAGCAGCAGATTTTGATGACAAACTTTTTGAAGTACAGACTGTTCCTACAACAACCACTTTTACGATTACAATGCCTACAGCTGAAACAGGATCAGGAGAAACTAATGATGGTACTTTAGATGTTAGACCCTATGTTCCTGTTGGCCCTTTAAATCAAACAGCTGGCTATGGCTGGGGAACATATTTTTTTGGTGGAAGACCAGTAGCTGAAACGACAACTACAATGAATAATGCTGGTAACATGTTAGTTGGAGATACCTCAGTTATTTTAACAAACTCTTCTCTTTTTCCCGCATCAGGTAAAATAAGAATTGGATCTGAAGATATGGAATACACAACCAACACCACTGGCACAAACACAATTAGCGGAATTACAAGAGGAATAAATGGGACCTCTGCAGCTGAACACACTGATGGATCTACTGTCACTGACATTACAGAATATACTGGTTGGGGTGATGCTTCTTCAACTAGCTCAGTAATAATTGATCCAGGTAATTGGTCATTAGATAATTTTGGTAATATTTTAATTGCTACAGTTCACAATGGTAAAACTTTTACTTGGGATGCAGGTGCTGCCAATCCTTTACAAACGAGAGCTGCTATTGGATCGGGAATGCCTACAAAATCTGTAATGACAATAGTTTCAGATAGAGATAGACATTTATTTCATTTAGGTACAGAAACAACAATTGGTTCTTCATCTACACAAGATAAAATGTTCATTAGATTTTCAGATCAAGAGAGCACAAGTGTGTACGAACCAACATCAACGAATACTGCAGGAACATTTAGATTAGATGATGGAACTCGAATTATGGGAGCATTTAAAGGTAAAGATTATATTTTAGTTTTAACAGACACAGCTGCATATGAAATGCAGTTCGTGGGACCACCTTTTACATTTTCAATAAGAAAAGTTGGATCTAACAATGGTTTGCTTGGACAACATGCTGGTATTTTTGCAAATGGAGCAGTTTTTTGGATGGGTAAAACAGGAGGGTTTTATGTTTACGACGGTACAGTTAAATCGATTCCTTGTTTAGTCGAAGATTTTGTATTTACAACAGATGGAAATAATCCAGGAATAAATTATAATTCAGGTCAAATAGTTTATGGCGGAATAAATGAATTATATTCTGAAATAAATTGGTTTTATCCAACAGCTAATTCAGATCAAATAAATAGAGTAGTAACATATAATTATGACGAAAATGTTTGGACAACAGGAACATTAGATAGAACTACATGGGTTGGATCGACAGTTTATGAACAACCTTACGCAACTGATTTTAATGCATCTAACACTCCTACATTTCCTGTGGTTAGTGGTGTATCAAATGGAGCAACAATTTATTATGAGCATGAATCAGGAGTTAATCAATCAAATGGTGATGGAACTGAAACAGCCATAACTTCATTTATAAAATCAGGAGAGTTTGATTTAAATGGAAGACAAGGCGTTCCTGGAGACGGTGAATTTTTAATGAGTATAAAAAGATTTTTACCTGATTTTAAACGTATTAGTGGTAACGCAAAAGTAACTATATTTTTAAATCAATTTCCACAAGGAACTACGGCTTCATCAAGTCCATTAGGTCCTTTTACTCTCAATTCAACTACATCAAAAGTAGATACTAGAGCAAGAGCTAGATTGGTGGCTGTTCAAGTTGAAAACGAAGGATTAAATCAAAGTTGGAGATACGGTTCTTTTAGATTTGATATAAGACCTGATGGAAGAAGATAATGGCAAAAATAACTATACAAATACCTGAACCAAAACCTGAGTATTCTCAGGAAGATCAAAGACAAATACTTCAAGCCTTTAGAACTCTTCAGTCTCAGTTGAACTTCTCATACGAGAATGATATAAAAAACAAACAAGATGCATTTACTTATTTTTTATCATGACAATACAATATAAAAGTACAACCTATAATCTTACAACAACCAACTTAACAACTGTGTTGACTATATCAACTTCATCTTCAGCAATATGTAAAATGGTTCAAGGATCTCATGCAACTGCAAGTAATGTTGATGTTGATCTTTATTTAAAAAAATCAGGAGGATCAGATGTTGAGATAGGTCATG